AGAATGGTCAATTAACTCAGAAATGGGAGGACAGAAATGTCTAAGCTTACAGTAGAAACAACCGCTCCATTTATCAAGATGATGTTCCTTGGCTACTCTGGCGAGGGTAAATCTTCCGCTCTTGTTCCACTCTCTATTCCCGGCTTCCGTGATGGTCCAGGCTATGAACTTCGTTGGCTGGACTTTGATGGAAAGGCAGAAGAAACAATACGCTCGACTCTGGCTCGCCTTCGTCGGGAAAAGAAGATTACTGATGAGCAGTACAAAATTGCCTTGACTGAAAACAATGACGTTATAAAATGCACCGAGTCAACTGGTATTGTATCTGCTCGTGAAGGTAAGAAGACTATCAAGAAGATTGGTGTCTCTGGTCCTGCGACATCCTGGCCCAATGCGGTTAAAGCCCTCGGTGCTTGGGAACGCTCGTGGGACGACACCAAGATTCTTATCGTTGATTCCTTCACCTTTGCTGTTCAAGCTATGGTCAAGTACGACCAGGAATTGAATGGACGAGCTAACCAAACCCTCAAGTGGCAAGAGTTTCAAGGCCCGCAAGCTATGGCTGAGACTCTTATGACACTTGCTGGCGATTTGCCTACCAACGTAATCGTTACTGGCCACCAGGACCCCCTGGAACTTTATAAAGCTACGGACCAGAAAGACGACAAGGGTGTGCAGGTCGAAGAATTAGTGGATACCTTAATGGTTCCTATCTCGATTGGTCGAGCCGGGCGTATGAAGTTGCCTGCTCGTTTTAATCATCTCCTGCTTGCGACTTCCGAAGGTGCAGGGGATGCTACGAAACGGTGGATTTACACCAAGTCTCGCAAAGGGGTAGTGACTAAGACCCCATACTTCGGTACCTGTGAGGGTCGATACCCGATTGAAACTGGGCTCGTTGACTACTTTAAGATACGCGACCGCCTCGCAGGTGAAGGCTAACCAAACCAACTGAGAAGGAAACAAGCTATGCCTAAGATTAAATCCAAGTGGCAGCAAGCCCTTGACACACTAACTCCTGCAAAGCGTAAAAGCATCCTTGGTGATGCCCAGCGTCTGCGTAGGGAAACCCTGATCATTCCATTGCAGTCTGGTCGCAAGGCCAACGTCAATAGAAAGTCTGTCTTGGTCTACTTGAAGTCTCAGTAGACCCGAGCCAAACCGTATTGCTACTTGGATTCGGGCAAAGTAGCAATACCCTAACTCCCGCCCGTAATAACTAACGAGGATAGACAGATGCCATCTGTAAACGACCTTTTAAAAACTAGCGGCTCGACCTTCAAGGCTCCGCCCCGCTTCCCTGCTGGTAACTATATCGTAGCCATTCAAGGCTATGAGATGCTGCCGTTTGCATGGAAGAACTCCGGTGTGTACGGTCTGGCTTACGTGCCTACTGTGCGTTGCATTTCCAGTGTTGAAGCCGACGATGACTCCAACCCTGAATTGCAGGCAGACCAGCAAGCTGGCCTGGATACCTACGGTAACTGGACGGAGAAAGACTTCCACTTCCAGTACAAGGATAAGGAGTCCGGCGAGAACCGTGCGACTGTTTCCGAAATCAACTTCCCCCTCATCGAGACTGATGAAGATGGAGATGCTCTTGGAATCTTCGAGAAGTTCGCCTGGCGCTTCTTCATGCGCGAAGATGACGGAACCGAAACTGGCTTCGTTGTTGACGTTCTGGGTATGTCTGATCTGGCCGAGAAAGAGCTGGGCGACATCATGGAAGACACCGTTGGTAAGCAGTTCATGGTGCAGTTTGACTATGAGCCTAACCAAGACCCGAGCCGTCCGCCGAACTTTGTGATCTCTAGCATCACCTGCTTGGCTTAGGTTTTTCGACCTGAGTTCCTTTCCCCTTCGGGGGAGAGGGCTTTCAAGGGAGGGTCTTTGTCGTGGCAGTTTTCCCCAACTGCCTACAGTCCCGAGCGATAAGGGCCTTCCACTTGAGAGTGCAGCAGCAACACATGGCTAGCGGGTTTTCACTCCTAAGGTTTTCCTGCTTGTGCTGCTGCGCTCTCTATACTACAGACCATTAACCTATTACGGAGCTAATAATGTTCTCAAACCGAGTAGTCCTTGTTCCCCTGTCTGACGTAGTTATCGAGCGAGATAAACGCCAGCGCACCTCCATCACTCCGGAGTCTGTGCTTGAACTGGCTGAATCTATCGGCACCAGTCAGTGGATCGCACCCATTCTGATCGACCAAGATACTAACCGAATTGTAGCTGGCGAACGTCGCTTCACAGCCACAACCCTTCTCAACGATGCTGTCAACGGAAACTATTCTTCCTTTGACGACCCTGACGCAGCGAAGCTAGTCCTCTACCCGGTCCAGACTTGCAAGGTAGAATCGTGGCACAACTGGTCGAAGATACCTGCCCAGCTTGGTAGCAACTTCACCGATCTTGACCTGCTTTCTTACGAGTTCATCGAGAACCACCAGCGTTTGGACTTGACTTGGCAGGACAAAGCCAAAGCGGTCTACCAACTCCACGCCGAGGGGATCAAAGTCGAGGGCGGTAAATGGAACAACGCCAGGAGCGGTAAGTCAACCGGGCTGGATCATTCCACTGTAGCCAAGTACCTGAAGGTCTGGCGTCCGATGGAGGATGAACCGACACCAGAGGTCAAGCTCATCGTCCGGGAGTCACCCACTCTCAATGCAGCCCTTCAGTCTTTGACTCGCTATATCAGTCGCAGACAAGATGATGTCGTTTCACTCAAGAACACAGGTATTTCTGTTGAAAGTGCCGATGACCTGCCAGAGCTTACCCTGGGAGGTGATGGTCCGAATCCTATCCCTCGGCCTGGACCTGCTCCCGGTACACCGAAGCCTTTAATCGGTGGCTTAGACTCTCTTGACGATGGGGAAGAGTGGGAAAATTTGGGCGAAGAACTTTCGTTTGCTGAGACAATCATGTTCCACGATAACGCGCATGAGTGGGCAGCCGCATACAAAGGCGAAGCATTCAACTTCATTCACTGCGACTTCCCTTATGGTATCGACTTCAACACTGGCCCGCAAGGGAGGTCAGTTGATGCTCAGTTGACTGGTGATTACGATGACAGCCCCGAAGTATATTGGGACTTGCTTAACACACTTGCTGCCCATCGAGAGCGTCTGATTGCTGAGTCTGCGCATGTGATGTTCTGGTTCTCTCAAAACCTGGAAGAAGAAACGAAAGCGTTCTTCCGCGAAGTCTTTCCCGATGCAACAGTCCAGACATTCAAACTGATCTGGCACTGTTCAGATGGTGACGGTATTGTACCTGACCCTCAACGCTATGGTCGCCGGACTTATGAGACTGCTATGCTCCTTACCTTTGGCGACCGCAAGATCGTGTCTCCGAAAGCTCTCAGTGTGGCTGCCCCTCGTGGTGCGAAGTCCCGTATCCACCGGAGCATGAAGCCTCCTCAAGTCCTTCACCATTTCATGAGCATGTTCGTGGACGATGCAAGCTCTGTCCTCGATCTAACTGCTGGCAGTGGTTCATCCCTGCTTGTTGCTCACCAGCTTCGGGCCAACAGGATCGTCGGCCTTGAACTTGACGAAGAGAACTACCACGCTGCTGTCAAGTTTCTCAATGAAAGACAGGATGTTATCAGCCTTTAGGAGATCAATGCTATGTTGAAACGTAAGTATAAACCAGAGACTAGGGAAGAACGGATAGAGAAGGCAAAGCGGTCAGTCCACAACCGGGCATTCCTGAACCGCCAGTTTATAGGGTGGAGCCAGGTAATCTGGGAAACCTGGAAGGCTGCCATGCTGGAGGTGCGGGGCAAGGATAAAGGAGATGCACCATGAGTCACCACGGCCAGCACCCTGAAGACCTTGAGCCTCTGATTAAGGAGCTGCAAGAACACCAAGAGCGCCTGAAAGAAAAGTTTCCTGACGGGAAATTAACTGAGTCAGATGAAGGCGCGCTGGCCTTTTCTGTCTCTACAAAAGGAGATAAAGTAGTAGTCATCTTTGCCGAACCGACAACATGGCTGGGAATGACAGGAGATCAAGCTGCCGCGCTGGGGGCAATATTAATACAGCGTGGTAAAGAAGTAGGCTTAACCAAACCATTAACTATCACACTTTAAAAGGAAACACCATTATGTTACTTGGAGTAACCGATACAGAAACCACCGGAATAGTTCGTGACTTCCGCAGCCCTGATGCACCATACTTGGCTTCGATTACAGCTATCATCTACGACACTGACACCCAGCGTGTTCAGGCGTCCTTCAACACCATGATCCAGCCTGTTGATTGGGATATGCCTCCCGAAGCTGGTGCAATCAACGGTCTGGAAACCGAGGTACTTGCTGCCTATGGTCTGCCTATCGAGCTAGTCTTGCCTGTTGTGATGGAGTTGTTCCGTCCAGTAGATGTTATTGTCGGCCACAACATTGCTTTCGACATAAAGATGTTGGCTTCTGGACTCTACCGTTGTGATATGCTCGACGACCTCGACAGCATTCTTGGCAAGGAAGTTTACTGCACCATGCGGGAGTCCAAGGACATCGTGCAGGCCAAGAATGTGCGCGGCCATCTCAAGCTCCCGAAGCTCACTGAAGCCTACGAGTATTTCTTTGACCGTCCCCTGGACAACAGCCACAGTGCAAACGCCGATGCGGTAGCTGCTCTCGAACTGTACCTGGCTATCAAAGAGCACCAGGCGGACAGCCCCGAAAGCGAAATCTCACTCTAACCTTTCCCAATAAGGAGCCCGAAATGGCTAAGAAACTTTTATCCCTAAGTTCTGATCAGCAAAAGGTACTCGATGCAATTGTCCTGTGGGTACAGGTAGGTGGCACTGCCAAACCCATTCTGACTGTCGGCGGATTCGCTGGCACCGGCAAGACTACCATCCTTGCTCACCTGGCAATGGCTCTGCCAGACCTCCGCATTGCCTTTATGTCCCTCACTGGCAAGGCAGTCAACGTGATGAAAAGGAAGCTGGGCGAGTATGGTAGTGTGTCTACTATCCACGCCTTCCAATACTTCCCTATCATTGACGAGAAGACTCAGACTATTCTTGGCTGGGAGCACCGTGGTATGGCTGAGGATGGAGCCTTCGTTAATGAAGGTCAAATCCCCTTTGTTGACTTGATCGTTATCGACGAGGCCAGCATGGTCAGTGGCTCAGTATTGAGCGACCTCAAAGCCTACGAGCGCCCGATCCTCGGTATCGGAGATCACGGCCAGCTTCCTTCCGTCGGAGACTCAGCTGGTTTGATGGACGATCCTGATCTAAAGCTGGAGAAAATCCACCGACAGGCTGAGGATAATCCCATCTTGAAAGTGGCTACGATTGCTAGACGGAGAGGCTATCTTGCAACCAAGGACCACGCCGCAAAAGTTCGTGTTCTTGACCAGAATAATATTCCGCCAGAGGTTGAGAAAATATTCCTCACTCCTGATCCAGACACCCTCGTTATTACTGGCTCCAACGTACAACGAGTCGGTATCAATCAGAGGATTCTGTCTGGAATAGGACGTAAGGCTCACGAGACTGCCCGGCCACACGAGGGCGACCGTGTACTGTGCCTGAAGAACGACCGCGTATCTGGATTGTTCAACGGAGCACAAGCTACGGTCAAGGAGATCAAGAACGAGTATGCAAACTGGATGGAGGTCGTTCTCGATGTTGATGGCTTCCCCAAACCTATCGAGTGCAAGATGGCATACTGGGCTTTCAATGCGCCCAAGCCTGTCCAGCCACAAGACCGGCCTCCAGGAATCCCTTTCGATTACGGTTACTGCCTGACCTGTCACAAGGCTCAAGGTAGTGAGAGCAAACGTGTCGTGGTGGTTGGCTCCGGGTTCGGAGATAATGACATGCGCAGGCGCTGGCTGTATACTGCTGTCACTCGTGCTCAAGAAGAACTCTACGTATTGAGGTAATGACCATGACACCTGAACAAGCAGCAGCCTATGTCCACGCTCAAGCCGTCGCCGCAACAGCTGCTATTGAATCAATGAAGGCAGAGAACTTTATGCGAGAGCAACAAGGATTAGCCCAGGCATACGGAGAGCAAGCGTTCTATGATGTTATCAACGAGTATGGAATCCACCATAACGCTGTCATCACAATATTTCAAGGAGCAAACTAATGCCTTCTATGCGACCAATGCTGGCCTGTAACGACACAGTCCTTACCGACCGCAACTATGACCGCATCACTTACCCAGTGTTTGCATCGACCAAGCTTGACGGTCGGCGCAACATTGTCAATGCAGCAGGTACACCACTCAGCCGGACTGGTAAACTGTTGCCTAACCTACACACCCGGAAGGTTATTCGTGAAGCTCGCCTTATCGGTATGGATGGAGAGCTAATCTCTGGCTCCCCGACTGACCCGAACGCAATGCAGAAGGCGCACTCAGCTTTCTCTTCTGTTCATGGTGAGCCTGATTTCTCTTTCCATATCTTCGACAACTGGTTACGAGCCAAGACCACGTATCAGAACTACTGGCCTGAGCTTGAAGCTGCCAGTGATAAGCTACCGGAGTGGGCTACCATAGTCCCGCAACTTATCATCACTTCCCCTGAAGATCTCGATGACTTTGTGAAAGAAGTTACTCGTCTGGGCTATGAAGGTGCAGTGATTCGTTCATTCTACTCTCCTTACAAGCATGGCAGATCAACCTGGAAACAGGGATGGATGCTGAAGGCCAAGGAATATGAGTACACTGAAGGTAAAATTATCAGCTTGAAACAGGCAATGCACAATGCAAACGATGCAGAGTTTGACGAACTAGGCTACACCAAGCGTTCGACTCATGCCTCTGGCAAGATCCCCGCTAACACTCTTGGCTCCTTCATTGTCAAGCACCCATCCTCAGAGGAACCCTTCGGTGTAGCAACAGGTAACTTGAATGCTTCGGAAAAGAAACAGCTGTGGGACATGCGAAAGAAAGTAGCTTGTGGTTCCTGCGTTGGACTGACAATCACCTTCAAACACTTCGCTCAGTCCGGCGTCCGTAACAAGCCTCGTCATGCACAGTTTGTTGCCTTCCGCGCCGCTTCGGATATATGACAGATGATAACTGACGAGAGATTAAAGCAGTTAATGAAAGACCTTGGTCGCCCGAACTCCCGGTCACTGTTACTGGCACTGCGGCAGGTTGATATGGAAACCGAGTTGCGATCACTGGCAGAGATAGAGCGGCTGCGGGCTGCGCTCACCATATCAAGAGGGCAATGGATTCACTCGGTAAATGCCGCACAATGTCTGGCCGCACTGGAGATGAGTGACTGTGCCCACAGTTACTATCAAAGCCAAAAACATAACGGGAAATGGCTGTGTCAACACTGCGGAGAATTAATTGAAACATGGCAGCGCCTTAATTTAGCACTGAGTGAAGTTGATGAGCTACGGGATCGGCTTGCAGTATATGAGAAGCCTGTTCGTGACCCCTACGGAAACGTACTTAATAAACTCGATCCACCTATTAATCCTCCACTGGAGAAAGAATAATGAAGCCAGCAAAGTTAATGGTCTGCGGACACGGAAGACACGGTAAGGATACATTCTGCGAGCTGATGGAGCCGTGGAAATTTATGTCATCTAGTCTGTTCGTGGCTGAGGCTGCTGTCTATCCTACCCTCTGGTCCAAGCACGGCTATACTTCACTGGAGGCGTGCTATGCCGACAGGCACAACCACCGAGACGAGTGGCACAATCTTATTCGGGACTACAACGAACATGATCGAGCCCGCCTTGCTCGTGAGTTGTATAAGCAGTATGACATCTACTGTGGCATACGCTGGCACGAAGAATTCCTTGCTGCTCAAGCGGAGGGTTTGTTCAAGCTGTCTATCTGGATTGATGCTTCTAAACGCTTGCCTGCTGAAGGCACGGACAGCAATACTATCTTGCCTGAGCACTGTGATCTAATCATCGAGAACAACGGGACACTCGCAGAGTTTACGGCGAAAGTTCACAGGCTCAAAGACTGTCTACTCAGAGGAGCGCACTATGGATAAGCGTAATCGACAGACTCGCCTGGAGTCTATGTTCGAGGTTGCTATCAACATAGCCTCTGGCTTTATAGTCTCCTATTGTCTGTGGATATTTATAGTTCCGATTATCTGGCCTGAACATGCCTCCTCTATGGGCACAGCATTTGGCATTACAGCCCTGTTCACTGTGACTTCAGTTCTGCGTTCCTACGCTTGGCGAAGGTTCTTTGAGCGTGAGATTCACCGGCTGCTTATGCGAGCTTTTAGATTACAGAACGGGAAGAACAATGCAGGTTAATTCAAAAATAAAGCTAGTCCTCGTCCAGCATTACCACGACAAGTGGGTAGAGTGTTGTGAGTCTGAGCCTATACACGTTCGCGCTATGTATAAGCACTGCGCCGGGGCTACCTCTGTGCGGCAGAGCGTCTTTGATGATGAGGTTCGCTTCACTCTTTTCTGCCACGGTATCCAGTCTTTCGACATGAGGGAGAAAGACCAGTGATACCGAAGCCGCTTGACAACACATTAACAATCCGGTATAATGGTTTGTTTAGGGAGACAAAAACTGTGTGCATTCGGGGCTTACTGTGACTGACATAGTATTCATTGGTGAAGCCTGGGGTGAGTACGAGGCACGTTTCCAAACTCCCTTCGTCGGTCCCGCTGGACAAGAGCTTGCTCGTATGCTGGCTCAGGCTGGGTTCGGTAACGAGCCACTTCCCTACAACTATGTCTCTTCGGTTCGCATGATCCCATACTGGGGGAAGACTGATTTTGCTTTCCTCAACGTATTCAACGAGCGCCCGATAAAAAATAATGTTGAACGGTTCTATGCTCGGCCAGCTGAGAAAGTCCCCGTTGACAAAGCTCTTCCGTCCCGACGATTCGGAACCTCTAACTACTACGTCAGACAAGAATACGCTTATCATGTCTACGAACTGCATGAGCAGCTTGAAGCCTTGAAGCCCAATGCTATCGTTGCCCTCGGTAACACTG